ATCAGCACGCAAGCGGCGACGGACGGTGATATGTTTTCGATCTGGCTGGACGATGCGAAGAACGCCAAAGACCCGCGCATCGTCAGCCACGTCTACACCGCGCCCGAGGACTGCGAGGTGATGGACAAAAAAGCCTGGAAGTCGGCCAATCCGGCGCTGGGCGAGTTTCGCAGTTTGCGAGACATGCAAGACTTCGCCAAGCAGGCCGCGCGGCTTCCCGCAAAAGAGGCCAGTTTCCGATGGCTCTATCTCAACCAGCGCATTGAGGCGACAAGCCCGTTCTTGAACCGCACCGAGTGGGAGGCCAACAGCGCCGAGCCTGAAATCATGGCTGGGATGCAGTGCTGGGCTGGTCTTGACCTGTCGGCTAGCCGCGACCTGACGGCCTTTGTGATGACCTTCTTCGACGGCGAGGGCTGGCATGTTGTGCCGCAGTTCTTTTTGCCGGCTGAAGGCATCCGCGAGCGGTCAAGAACCGAAAAGGTTCCCTATGATCTGTGGGCTGACCAGGGATTTCTGACGCTGATTGACGGCCCGGTGATTGTGCCAGGCATCGTGGCGCGGCATGTGGCCGAGGCTGCGGAGCAATACGACATTCAACTGATGGCCTATGACCGATGGCGTATCAATGATTTCCAGCGCGAACTGGACGCCATTGGCGCGCAGGTTCCCATGACGCCATTCGGTCAGGGGTTCAAGGATATGGCCCCGGCGGTTGATAAGCTGGAGCGGCTGGTGGCCGAGCGGCGCTTGCGGCATGGCGGTCATCCGATCCTGAACATGTGCGCGGCCAATGCCGTGGCAGAGCGCGACCCGGCGGGCAATCGCAAGCTGAACAAGATGAAATCGGTCGGCAAGATCGACGGCATGGTGGCCTTGGCGATGGCCTTGGGCGCAGCGGCGCACGAAGATGGCACGCCACAGATTTCGCCTTGGGATGATCCGACGTTTTCGCTTGCGGCGGAATAGGTGCGCGGGAAAAATACTATTTTAGAAAAATAGTGCTTGCAGAAAAATAGTGCGCGTGTTTATATCGTCGGGCAGGGAGCGGTTGCAGCCGCTACGACCTGCCCTAACCAACCGGGATGCACGGTTGATCTTGGCGCATAATGCGGCGAGGCGCGTGCATCCACAAGTCAAGGATGCAAAAATATGGCTACCAAAAAAGCAGAAGCCGGAACACTCCACATCGACGCACTGAAACAGGGGCGCGTGACGCTCAAGCTGATCGGCACCACGCCTTTCTATTTCAACGCGATGAGCGCGAAGGCGAAGCGGTCATTGCTGATCGGCGGCGGAAAGAAGACCGCAGCCGAGAAGAAGGAACTGAAGCACGACCCTGAGCAAGAGTTTCGGGATAGCGTCTATCGCCTGCCGGGCGGTCCGACCTTGCTCGGGTTTCCCGCGCCTGGCGTGAAGGGCGCGATGGCGACGGCGGCATTGGAAACGCCAGGTGTCACGAAGTCGAGCGTTCAGCGCTTGATCTTCCTGCCGGAGCAAAAGATCAAGATGTGGGGCAAGCCCATTCTGAAAATGGACGTGGTGCGGTCGGCGGACATGAACAAGACGCCAGACATTCGGACGCGGGCTTTCTTGCCGCGCTGGTGCGCTGAAGTGGACATTGCCTTTGTGCAACCGACGCTTTCGGTTCATTCGATTGTCTCTCTGCTTTCCAACGCCGGTGTGATTGTCGGGATCGGCGACTTCCGGCAAGAGAAGGGTCGCGGCAGCTATGGCACCTTCTCGGTGGCCGGTGATGATCTGGGCGATTGGCAGGGCTACTGGGACGAGGTGACGGCAGAGGGTCGTGACGTTCAGCAGGCGGCGCTGGATGATCCTGAGTTTGCCGACGATGAGACCATCGAGTTAATGGAACTTCTTGAGGAAGAGCGCGCGCGGCGGGCTGCGTGATGAAATTGGCGGGGGCGGCTTCGGTCGCCCCACGCGGTCAAGGATAGGCGGTCGGGGCGCGGCTCGGCATGGCATGGCGAGGCTTGGCGAGGCGAGCCGGTCAGGGCGAGGCAAGGCGGGGCGAGGCAAGGCCAGGCAAGGCGGTCGTGGCGCGGCCGGGCGCGGCTTGGCATGGCGGTCGAGGCGAGGCTTGGCTCGGCATGGCCAGGCCCGGCGGTCGTGTCGTGTTCTGGATTGCTGCGGTAAGTCTAGCGTTTACCATCAACTGAAACGAAGGGATGCAAAATGAGTTTCAAAGCGAAAGATCGGCAACGTATCATTGACGGATACCTTGCCAGCAGCGGGCGCAACATGTTCGTGCCGTCCGAGTTTATTGATTGGCTGTCTGACAAGCCCGATCACGAAGCCTACGATCTTTTCTACGGCATGGATGATGCAAAGGCAGCGCGGCAGCATCGCATTGCTCTGGCGCGTAGAATGGCTTCTGGGCTGCGGATTGTGGCGAGGCAGGAAAACAAAAAGGCTAATGTTGTCGCTGTCACCACGCGCGAGTATCCGGCCTATGTGTCGCCTGTGGCGGGTCGAAAAAGCGGCGGCGGGTATGAGCCTGTTGACCCGCAGGATGATGCCCAAATTGCGGAGTTGCGGCGGCAGGGCGCATCTGCGCTTCGCGGGTGGCTGGCGCGCTATCGTGGCGTGTTTGAGGCGGCTGGTATTGACCTGTCGGCTCTTGAAGAAATCGCTGCATCTGAGGATGCGGGCGTGGCGCAGACCGCTTGAGCGGTGGCGCTGGTCAAGGATAGGCGGTCATGGCGGGGCACGGCGCGGCACGGCGGGGCGCGGCACGGCGGGGCGGTCGGGGCATGGTGTGATGAGATCAGGCGTGGAATGGCACGGTCTGGATCGGTGAGGCGGTCTGGGCAAGTCAGGGTCTTACCTGAAATGTGCAAAGCCTTCACATTCCGCCCCGTGTAGGCTATACTCCGCGCAAACCATGCGCGTGGATTTGACTTGATGGGCATCTTTGACCGCCTCCGAAGGCCGGAGGCCCGCAACCTTGAAAACCCCAATGCGCCCGTTTCTGCGGAAGATTTCTTGCAGGTTATGGGTTGGGGCGGCGGTCTTTCCGAGGCGGGCATAAACGTCACCATCGACAATGCTCTCGGCGTTCCTGCGATCTGGTCGGCGGTCAATTTCTTGAGCGGCACCCTCGCCGGACTGCCGCTGCACGTTTACCGCAAAACCCGCGATGGCCGAGATCGCGTTGAGACTGGCACGCTGCCGCGCATCCTCCACGACATCGCCAACGACGAAATGTCGTCTTTCGAGTGGCGAAAATATCTGTTCGACCAGGTATTCACCGGAGGGCGGTGCGTTTCCTACATTGAGCGAAACGGAGGCGGGCAGGTCGTCAATCTTTGGCCGCTTGATCCGCACCACACGCGCGTTGATCACGTTTATCAGGACCGCAAGCTGGTCAAGGTCTACACCTACAAGGGCCAGAAGTATGCCGCGAACGAGGTGATCGACATCACCTTCATGCTCAAGGCCAATGGTCTCGACATTCGCGGTCCGATCATGACAAACAAGGACGCCATCGGGCTTGCCATCGCGGCGACAAAATACGGTTCGAAGGCGTTCCAGTCTGGCGGCATCCCCCCGATGACGCTTCAAGGGCCGTTCCAATCTGGCGCGGCTGCGGCTCGCGCATCAACCGACGTGGCGAACACAACCCTCAAGCTGGCGCGCGAAGGAAAGCCGGTTATGGCGATCCCAATGGGGCATGAACTCAAGCCTGTCGGCTTCAACCCGGAGCAAATGCAACTCATCGAATTGCAGCGTTTTAGCATTGAACAGATCGCGCGCATCTACAGCCTGCCGCCGGTATTCCTGCAAGACCTGACGCATGGCACCTATGCGAACACCGAGCAACAGGATTTGCATTTCGTCAAACACACGCTGAAGCGATGGATTGAGCAATTCGAGCATGAGTTAAACCTAAAGCTATTCCCGCGCACCAGCCGCAACTATGTTGAGTTCAATGTTGACGGCCTTCTGCGCGGTGACTTCAAGACCCGCATGGAGGCGCACGCGGCGTCCATCCAGAACGGTATTCGCACGCCTAATGAG